AACTTCTGCAAAACTTAATAATTTTTCTAACAAATCAATGTATAGATTTTTAGCCATTATAAAATTGTCGTACCACATACCGTCTGTGTCTTGTGGTGTTCCTGCTGTAGTTGTTCTTCTTGTGTTGTCGGTGTGTAATATGTCGTTTCCTGCAACAAATAAAACTTTGTCTATATCAAAACCCTTTGCTTTGTCCAAGATGCCTTGCATTCCGTCTTTTGCACGTTTAACGGCAATTTGTGAATTATAGTCTTCACCCGTTTCAAATGCACTTGAAAGTTTTCCTATGTGCAAGTCTGCGATGTCTATAACTAATAAATGTGCTTCCGTGCTTTTTATAGTTTTTATAGTTGGATATTTAGGCGCATATGCTTTTACTTCTTTTATACATTCGTCTTTTATTTGTTGAATTGCGTTTAGTTCTTCAACCTTAAAGTTTGGGTTCTTAAAAAACAAACTTGCTTGTTTAGTTTTTAACCATCCGTGTTTTACATCTTTGTCGTCAACTCCAGCTTCGTCTGTTGCTTCTTTTATGCCACGATACTGCATAAGTATTTCAATCTCGTCTTGTTTTAGTCGAAACCTTGCGCTGTTATTTGCCATAAAAATTTAGATTATAGATTTAATTCCGTTTTTCCAAAGCCAAGAAAGTAGTAAACCTATTCCAACCCCTACAAAAAGAAGGTTTAAATTTCCTTTAGGTCGGTTCTTTTTACCTTCAGCTCGTGCTTCTGCTTTTTCAACTATCCGGTCTTTGTAGATAGTTTTTATTTTTATTTTGTATTCACGTTTTAATTGTATTCGTGTTTTTGGAACGTAAACATTTTTGTATTGTATAATGGTGTCTTTTGTAGTGATGAATTTCTCCCACACTATTGTATCATTTATTATAATAGGAACGGAATCTACCGACATTATACGAATTGTGTCGCTTGTTTCTTCGCACTTGTAACCTTTCTTTATTGCTTTGTTCAAGTGATATTGAGCCGAACACGAATAAAGTAAAATGCTAATAATTAGAATAAATAGTTTTCCCATTTTTTTTACTTGCTTTTAATACTTGTTTACGATTTTTAGAACTATAACTAACGTGAACCCAAGATGGGTTTTCATCGTTTCCAAACTCCCAAATAAGTTGGTCAAAGTCTAACTTGTCTTTGATAAAATTAAACCCTTTAGAACCGATTTGCAAATCCATTGCTTCACCTTTACAATGTTGGCTTGATAAACTCCCCTTAATCATTTTATTAACCTGTAGACTGCGAAAACCTGAACTAATTGCTATCGGTATGTTTAAGTGAATTCTTAACGGTTCAAACACGTTTTCACACAAAAGTTTTGCGGACGCAATTTGTGTTTCGTTCATTTCGTTATTAAGGTTGCGTAAAGTTGCTAATCCTGAAGCTTGAAACTCTTTTAATGTAACGTGTTTTGATAAATTCATTTCAGTTTATTAAGGTTGTCTTTAACTTCTTTTGCTCGTGCAAACAATAATTTTGCCGACTGCCAAATGTCTATTCCTTTAACAACTTTGTAATTTTCGTTTATACTCATAACTTCAATTGAAGCCAGTACCAATGCCAAAACTTTTGTAAGCATTAAAGGAACGGAAAAGAACGTTAAAATTATGTCGTTTAAAATATAGTAATCTATTAAGTAAAACATAATAACTGTTAACTCATAAAGTAAAAGTTTAGAAACTATTGCTGAAAGTTTGCGTGATGTTATTTCTTGTTTTTGGTGTTTTGCTTTCCAAATGCCTGTAGCTGTGTCCGACAATATTAATGCAAATAAAAGTCCAAGTATTCCGCTAATAGGTAAAAAAAACGAAAAGCAAATTGTTATAAGTTTCAACGCTGAATTTTTAATTGTGTAAAGTAATAAATAAAATTGTAGTTTCATAATCCTAAATTTTCAAGCGCATCCGTTAAGCTAAAAGTTAAATAAAAAAATAAAGTGATTCCGGCTAAATTAATATAAAGTTCAGTTCCTTGAACCATTAAAGAAAACGAAGTTATGTAGCCAAACACGAAATATAAACTTGCTAAAATATTTGTTTTCATATCTTAATTATGTCCTAAAAATCCGTGTTTAGGATTGTTGACTTTTATTGAGTTACTTCCAAAGTCTATATCTTGCTCACACATCACATCGTAATGGTAGCCACTTGCATAGATAGGAGCAGTAAGTTCGTTTCCTTCTTCATCATAAGTGCCATAAGTAGTTATAATCTTACCAAGTTCAACTACTGCGTGAACACCTATAGCGTATGTTAAACCTTCTTCAGTCACTACATAAACGCCTTTTGCTTTAAGGTTTTTTTCCGCAGCTGCTTTAGTTGTGTATTTGAGTTTGTAGATATTCATTATAGAGTAGTTAAGGTTGCTAATTGTGCATTTGTTAATCTTGTAGGAAATAGAGTTGCTAATTCAATTCGGTCATTAAAGAAATCAGCAGTACTTGAAGAACCTATACCAATTTGACTTGGTGCTACAGCAAAAGCTCCTGTACTTGCACTTGTTCCTATTTGTGTACCATTTAAGTATACAGCTGAATCACCTGATTTGTATGCAATAGCAATCTTATTATTTCCATTTAATACAGATATAGTTGATTGTGTATAAACATCAACACTATTAGCTCTCCATTTTGCAGTATATTTATTTGTACCTGATTCTTTTCTTATCCATACTTCATTGTTAGCATCAGCAAATATTCTCATAACATAACCTGTTGAATAAGATGTCATCAAAGTATTATTAATCTCAGCATATATAGTCCCTTCAGTCTGACCTATCAAACTACTTATCCCTGTCTTACTAATTACATCAGCATTTCGAGTAACTGAAGCTGTTGTTGTTGGTATGTAGGATGTTGCGTTTGAGCCATCTTCTAATTGAGCTCCCCAAATAGCAATAGTTGCACTTGTTGATGTGCCTTCACCTGATGCCGAACCCCTTAATCTTAATCTAATTGTAGATGCATTAATTCCTGTTGATGTAAAAGTAAATCTTTGATAAACTGATGTAACAGTTATAGCTGTTAGTGTTCCTGTTGGTGAAACAAAAGTAAATACTTTAGTAGTTCCATCAGTTGTTTTTATATAGACACTTTGTGTTCTTGTTATTGAGATTGAAGAAAATACTGCTGATTCTAATTGACTGAAATCACCACTTGTAGTACCACCATTTAAATTAAAAACTACTCTGTCAGCAGTCATTGTTCCATCAGGTGCAGTCTCTACATTTGCAGTAACTACAGGAGCTGATGCTACACCACTAACACCTTTAACCCAATAAGCATTATTAAACTCTTCACTCCTTAATACTAAATTAGTTCTCAATGGTTCTACCAATAAACTCGGACAAGTTGAATTAGTATAGTCTAAACGTGGCACATTGATTGCAACACTTTCTATAAGCCCTGCACTATTTACCCTTGTTGCTGTTGTTGCTCTTGAAACAACCATATCGCCACTTGCATCAGTAGGTTTTACGCTATACAACTTTCCCGTTGTTACTCCGCCTTTATATCCATTAGGTGTTACAATTAAACTTGCTTGGTCTAATAAACTCATTGTATACTATTTAAAAATGTTAATTCCGTGTTTAAGCAAGAATTGGCTTCCATTGTTCCGCCATCTGTAGTAACTCGTAATTCAAATGCACTTACTAAAGACGGAACTGGCGAACCTACAATATCAGTTAAACCTGCATAAGATACTAAATGTGATTTACCCCAACCAATATTATTAATTGCGCCTTGTCCCCAACCTATATTGTTATTAGAAGCACCATCGCCCCATCCGTTACTATTTGCCATTTTCTAATTTTTTTAAGTAAGTCTTTAACTTTACGATATTGACTTCTTTTGGTTTGTATGTCTTTAAATGTACCACCCTGTATAATTATTGTTTGTGTCCGGAAACATATCACTATTGGAATTTGTGTTGTATTCAGGAAACAAATTATTGTTGTTGCTTATGTAGTCAATAAAACGTTGTGTGTAGTGTTGTGCTATTTGTGTTTCCTTTTCAATTAAAAAGTCTATTTCGCTTTTTTCTACGCTTGTGCTATTTTCGGAGTTGTGTTTGTAAACTCCTTTGTTTGAAATCGTGTAAGCTGCAAACGGCAAATAATACTTCATTGCTAAATGAATAAGCATTGGTTTTAAATAAGTCGTTGTAAGCGTTAAATAATTACCACTTAATGTATTTGCTATTATGTCCGCTTTTATCTTGTTTAGGAGCTTCGTACCTGTGAAATTTTGCAAGTCTGTATCTTGTGCGATTTTAATGTATTGTATAAAATTGTCAGTATCTACGTTTCCGTTTAACGAAGTGAATTTTACAAGGTCTTGTCGTGTAACTAAAAGTGCTTCTGCCATTAATTCTCTTTTTTATTTGTAGGTAAAAACCCTTTGTTAGGCATATCAATTGGACGTGTTGCAACTAAACTTGGATTAGTAATTACATAGCCAAATTTAGCGGCTTTTGCTTGTGCTAATTTTTTCGTGTTTGCGGTTATGTTTAATCCTGTTCCTTCAAATACTGCATAAACTTGTTTATTCCAACGGTGATGACAATTTCCACCGCCTTTGTATAACCAAATTGAATAAGTGTCAGCACCTTTAGGTCCCCAACCTGCGTTAACAACTTGTGTACTCATATTTAAAATATCTTCTTTACGGTAAATCTTGTTTGCTAAAACCATTTGTGTACAAAATTCACGTCTATTTTTTGTCGTTTCTCCTTCGTATTTATAACGAACAACAAACTTTACTCCGTCAATTACTTTGTCTTGTCTACTTGTTATGTTTGGTCTTGCTTCTCCTGTACTAACCAAGTTTACAATTTTAGACAATAAACTTTGTTTTGGCTCTTTACTTAACAACTCGTTTTCTTTATCGTCATTTTCGTAGTCAACTTCTTTTTCATCTATTAAAACCCAATTGTCTTGTGGTTCTTCGCCTAAATCAATCAATGGATTTGAGTGTGCGCTTAATTCTGTTCCTGTTTCTTCAGCAACTTGTTCTGCGTTCTGCGTGTTTTCCAAGTCCGTAAACTCTAAAGGTTGTAAAGTCTTAAAAAATAACTTTAATGCAACTCCGTTAAATGCTAATATGCTATCAAAAGCGTCTAATAGTTCTTCTTGGAACGGTCGTATAACCATATTGTCAAAAAGGACACTTGAATTTTTAAGTTCGTCTGCGTTTGAACTAAAACCATTTGATGAAGCAACCCCAAAAAGTAAAGGTGATGTTATGTTGTGTCCTAACATTATTTTGCGTAAACATTCTTCGCTTAAATATGTGTAGTGTTCTGGAGCATCGTTTAACGGAATGTCTTCAACAGTTGTTTTTGATTCTGCGTTGTTGTTAAAAGCTACAATAACTTTTTGTCCCCTACTTCCTGTTAACTTGCTTAAAACTTTGTTTGAAATAATACTTTGTTGTTCGTCTGTTGGTATTCCGTTATTAAAATTTACAACTTTTGTACCACTAAATCCGTTTTGTACTTCGTTAATTAAATAGTCTGCAATTTCTTCTTCTAAAATGCAATATGGAAGACAACCTGCATAGTCACTGTATGAATAATATTTCATTCCGACTGAATAAGGTTTAGAAAAAAGTATTTCAATCTTTTCTTTGCTATACCCAAAAGCGTTAAATCTAATCGGTGCAAACTTTTTAGTATCGTCCCAATTGTCCGAATAGTAATAACCTGTTATTTGTCCGTCTTTGTCGCATTTTTCAGCTCTTAATAAATTAACAGGAATATGATATGCTTTTAATATTTTGTCGTGCTTGTCGTTGTAGTGTACTTGAATAGCAAATTGTCCAAACATTTTCCTATCCAAAACCATTTTGCGTACGTCTTCTTTATGAAATAAAGACATCATTTGTGCGTACTCATTCGGCTTTTTATTAGCGTCCAATGCACTTAAACCTTTTCCGTAAATTAATCGTGCTACGTTGTTTATAATAGCGTTGTTTGTTGTTGAATTGCTATAACGTTCAATTAAAAATTGAAAGTATTGCGCTCCGTCTTCAGTTAAAAAGTCAACCCAATTTTCTCGGTTTGTTTCCGAAACTACAGGTGACGTATAAGACGACAAATTTAAAACGTGTAAATTATTCATATACTATAAAATCATTTGTTGTTGCATTACTTACGTATTGATTGTTGTTAACCGAAAATGTAACTAAACTTTGTGCCGTGCAAAATACTCGGTCTTTGTAAATAATGGTTGTGCCTACTCTTAAAACTAAATTGTAAAAATGTCCTTCTACTAAACCAAAGGTTGCTGTAATCGTGTTTATATAGTCCCCAACAGTGCTTGAAGTAATTGCTACCGCTGTTGTTACGTTTGTTTGTTCGTCTGTTAGTTCCATAACGTTAAACGTATTGTCACGTGGAATAAAACTAAATGTTTGCGGACTTCCTGAAGGTGTTAATACTATCATATAGTTATAATTAAATATTCGTGTTTTTGTTCTTTTTTTAAGACAAAAAAAAAGCCGAACTTACGAACGGCTTTAAAAATAATTTTTTAAGTATTAAGTAGTAATAATATTTGCAGTTGTTAAACCTGTAAATACTTTTGTTGCACCTACTAAATCTGCATCAGCAAAAGGTGAAGCAACATTTAAGAAAT